AATTATGTTTTTAAAGATGTTCCGGTGGTAGTAACAGATATTAGAGTAGAGTTAGAAAACGGTTGCGATTACATAGGCGTTAACGTAGTAGGTAGTGCCGCAGGACAAGTTGAAGGTGTTGCAGACAGCATAAGCGGCCTTGCTAGCGGACTTGGTGGACTTGCTAACAGTATCGGCGGAGATACTGGCAGTGCAGTAGGTGGAATACTTGGTGGAGTAAGTGCCATTGCCGGCGGAGTAGGTCAAGTTGCCGCACTTGCTGGAACGTTTGGCCTTGGAGGAACAGTCAGTGGCGGTGTAACACATGTACCAACCAAAAGTAGCTTTTCAGTGACCTTACAACCGGTATATAGTAGAGATAGTGCTCGTAAATTTAGCCTTGACAGATTTGTGCAAGGCGGCTATCTTAACAATTCGTTTGGATATATTTAATTATGGCAGCTACCTATACAAAAAACAGTCCTTGGTTTAGCACATCAATAACACAAAACTATTTAGATATATTATCTATACGTCCTGTTGCGGCCCAAGCTAGCGATTTCTTATACACAATAGAAAGTCAGTATACTTTTAGACCTGACTTATTAGCATTTGACTTGTACAACGATGCTGGACTATGGTGGGTCTTTATACAACGTAATCTTGATGTATTGCAAGATCCTATATTTGATTTTGTTCCAGGTACAAAAATTTATATTCCCAAAGGCAGCGGATTGAAGTCAGTATTAGGATTATAAAATGAGTCTAGATAATTTATCAGGCGTATTAGATTCAGCTACAAATTTAACTAAAACTGTAACTAATACAGTTTCAAATTTAGGCAACGTAAGTTCAATAAGCGGAATAACCAGCTCTATAACAGGTGTGTTTAGTAGCCTTAGTAAGTTTTTTAAAACATTACAAGGTGTCAATGTTCCGTTGCCTAACCCGTTAAATGCGTATGCAACATATGATTATATAATCACACTTGCATGCCTTAGTGTAAACGAAGTGACAAATCCTGATTCTACATATATGGCCGGTTCACCGTTGTCAATTGTATGTAAAAGTGCTAACGGCGAACCTAACAATCGAGTCAACACTCCTTATGGTAAATTTGATTTCTTCTTTCAAAATTTACAATTTGATGTTGCAACACAAATTGACCAAACATTAACGTCGACTTATACTTTAAATTTTACTATCCTAGAACCTTACAGTATGGGATTGTTTTTTGAATCGTTACAAGCTGTAGCAACTAGACTAGGATACGACAATTGGCGTGAAGCTCCTTTCTTAATTGCAATTGAATTTAGAGGAAATACTGAAACCGGGTCTATGGTTACTATACCAGGACTAAAGCGATATATTCCTTTTAGATTTACAGACCTTACTATGGATATAAACCATATGGGGGTTAATTATAAATGCGAAGGGTTGCCACAGAATATATTAGCTATGGCTGACATTATTAGTATGTTACCAGTTGACGGGTCTGCTGATGGCAGTACTGTAGCAGAAATTTTACAATACGGCGAAAATAGTTTACAACATATATTGAATTCTTTTGAAAAAGAAAAAGTAGCAAAGGGATTAATAACGGTTCCTAATCAGTACTTAATTTATTTTCCACAAGATACTGCCAGCGCAGGAGACTCTGGCCCAGCCGGAGCCATAGAACAAGACTTAGGTGCAATCATTGATCCCGAGGATACAGGCGCTGGCGGCATTCAAGCCAAGTTAAAATTAATTACAGTTAATAAAAATCTTGCACAAAATAATGCAGACATAAACGAAATAGGCGCATCTGAAATGGGATTTGATGAATCTCGAACAGGCGATAGTCCTATGGATAAGGATAGCCAAGTATATGATGCAACTAGCAAAACATTCTTCGGCGGCAAACTAGCTAGCGATGTTACTAGAACAGACATGAAGTTTGATCAAAAGACTAATATTCCTAATGCTATCAATCAGGTAATATTACAAAGCAATTATGTTAAAGACAAATTGGATCCGTCATCTCTTAGTGCAGAAGGATATAGAGAATGGTGGAGTATTCGTCCTATGGTATTTCCATTAAGTTCTAAAGTAGATCCAAGTACTAATCAAATTCCTTCTTTGTTTGTCTACAAAGTAACACCTTACAAAGCTCATGCTAGTCGATTAAAAGCCGCAGGTGCCGCAGTGCCAGGATTTGACGGGCTGTCTAAGCAAGCAGTAAAGCACTACAATTATATCTACACAGGTAAGAATGATAATATCCTGGGCATCAACTTACAAATGAATAACGGCTTTGTACAGATAATGCCATCAGACGGTGGCGCAGAAAACTCTGATGCTAAAAATAGTGCAAGTGCTGGTGGCTCTCCTGAAAATCCCAAAGAAACTCCGCTAATTTTAAAACTAGGAGGCCAAGGCCCAAGTTCAAAATCAGGAACAACTCCAAGTATTTTAAGTTATGTTGGAAGTTTGTTTAAATCAGATAACAAGGGCGGCGGCGGTATGGATAGACCTGCGACTAGAGCCGCTCGTGCTTTCCAAGATGCATTAATAAACACTAACGATATATTTGACCTTAATTTAAGAATAATGGGAGACCCTTATTATCTTGCACATAGCGGATTAGGAAATTATAGTTCAGGTAGCAGTCAGTATGCAAATTTAAATGCAGACGGTACTATGAATTATGAAAATGGAGAAGTTGATATAATTGTTAATTTCAGAACACCTATTGATATCAATCAAACTACAGGACTTTATAACTTCGGGCCTAACACTAAGACAGCTCCGGTTGATAGATTTAGCGGATGCTATTGTGTAACACACGTTAGTAACACATTTCAAAACGGACATTTTGAACAGATGATCCATGCATTTAGACGTCCTGATCAAGAGTCTGATTTGATTGCTACGCCAGAAGAATTAGCAAATGCCGAAGCATTAGTTGATCCAGGAAACCCAACAGGTTCAGATTCCGAACCTGAAGATACATCGTCAGATTCAGCGGACCAATAAAATGACAAACTATTCAACACCCAATAATACCAACTATGGTAGTGCTAATTATCCATCGACACCTTCTGGTCCGTTTCTAGCAACAGTCATTGGCCATCAAGATGGCAAGTATATGGGACGATTAAAAGTTCTAATAAATCGTCCAGGCGCAGGAAATAGGGATACTACTGGACAAACTAGAACTGTTGATTACATGAGTCCTTTTATGGGCTCGACAAGTTATGATTTTGTTACAGACACTAACGATTACGATAACACACAAAAAAGTTATGGTATGTGGATGGTGCCGCCCGATGTTGGATCTACTGTATTAGTAATGTTTTTAGCCAACGATCCTAAAAGAGGATATTGGATAGGTTGTGTTCCTAAAATAGATGGTTACATGAATTTTATGATGCCAGGTATGGCAGCAACCGGGTTTAACGTAGAAGATGGCACAGCAGATAATAAAGGAAGAAAAGCCAGAGTTCCAACAGTAGAATACAATAAAAAAGTTGCTGAGAATTCTGGCCCTCAAAATCCTACAACATTCTTAAAACCTACACACAAGTATTTTTCTAAAGTATTAGAAAAACAAGGATTATTGTTAGACGACACACGCGGTATTACTACTAGTAGTGCTAGACGAGAAGTACCTAGTAGTGTGTTTGGAATAAGCACACCTGGCCCTATAGATGTAAACGGAAAAACAGGACGACTTGGAACTGCTGATGCAATGGTGCCCGATGCACCTATTAGTAGATTGGGCGGCAGTACTTTTGTTATGGATGACGGGCATAACAAATATTTAAGAAAAACTTCAGCAAGCGAAGGCCCGCCTGAATATGCCAGTGTAGAAGATGGAGAAACAGATGGCGATCCGACGATCCTCCACAACGAATTAATTCGATTACGTACTAGAACTGGCCATCAAATTTTAATGCACACTAGCGAAGATTTGATTTACATTACTAATAGCCGAGGAACAAGCTGGATTGAAATGACTAGTGATGGCAAAATTGATATCTATGCTGAAGATAGCGTAAGCATACGTACACAGAACGATTTTAATTTTTATGCTGATAGAGATATCAACATAGAATGTGTAAGAAACTTTAATTTAAAAGTTGGTGGAAATCACTCCACTGAGATTGTAGGAAATAAACAAACTATTGTAACTGGCAATGCATTAACTAGTATAAAAGGAACTTATGACGAAACAATCATAGGAGCTACAAAACTTTCAATACAAGGTGATTTTTTAACATTAGTTAATGGATCTACAAAAACTACTACTAAAGGAACGTTTGAAGTAAACACTACTGGCAACAATAATTTTACTTCAGCGGCCGCTACCAATATTAAAAGCACTGGCAACCATAATGAAACAGCGGCACAAATTCACATGAATGGTCCTGCGGCCGCAACTGCCGCAAAAGCTACCGCGGCAAAAGTACCAACAGCATTAAAGGTATTTAAAAATCCAACCGAAGCAGGTGAGTCTACACTAGAAAGTATTATGTTACGAGTGCCAACAACTGAACCGTACCCACACCACGAAAATTTAGATCCTACTTCATTTAAACCAACTAACACTGATAGGGAAGCATAATTATGGCAGATTTAAAACCTAGTGAAGATCCTGAAGTATCAGATGGTATAGCAGTGCCAGATATGTGGAAAACATATTCGACTAGTAAGGATGTTTTTGATAGACCTCCGCCTCCAGCGGATCCTCAAGATGTAGAAGAGTCTGGTACTTAATATAAGGAATAATTATGGCATCAAATAGCAATCTATACGACAAAATTATACTGCCAGCTGTTAATCAGCCCGTCGGCAATATGTCAAAAATGTACAAGGGATTTAGTACTATTAGTACTAATACAGAAAATTATAACCTTTACGACTTTGACTTAATCAAGCAAGATATTTTAAATCACTTCTATACTAGACAAGGCGAACGCCTGATGAATCCTAGTTTTGGATGTGCAATTTGGGACATATTATTTGAACCATTGACTGAGCCTATCAAGGATCTTGTACTAAGAAATGTTAATACAATCGTTAATTATGATCCCCGTGTACGAGCAGAAAATGTTGTTGTAACTGCTTATGATACAGGAATACAGATTGAACTTACCTTGCTTTTTGTGCCCTACAACCTTCAACAGACGCTACAATTACAGTTTGATCAGACAAATGGCCTAGTAGTGCGATAAACTGCGCACATAATCTTTACAAATAAATACACTACTAGGATAACGACATGAGCTCAACTGATAGACAAAATAATCTGCTAATTAATCAAGATTGGAAAAAAATATACCAGTCGTTTAAAAATGCCGACTTTCAAAGTTACGACTTTGAAAACTTGCGTAGAACTATGATTACGTATCTACGAACAAACTATCCAGAAGATTTTAATGATTATATTGAAAGCTCAGAGTACTTGGCCCTAATAGATTTAGTAGCGTTTGTTGGGCAAAGTGTTGCCTTTCGTGTTGATTTAAATGCCCGTGAAAACTTCCTAGAACTAGCAGAACGTAGAGATAGCGTTTTAAGACTAGCACGATTAATCAGTTATAATGCTAAAAGAAATATACCAGCTCAGGGCTTATTAAAATTTACTACAGTCCGTAGTACAGAAACTATTGTTGATAGCAACGGCAGAAATTTAGCTGGTCAAGTTGTAACTTGGAATGACCCTGCTAACTCTAACTGGTACGACCAATTTATTAAGATAATAAATGCGGCAATGCCATCGACACAACAGTTTGGTAATCCAGCCGCTAAAGATAATATCTACGGTATTCCTACAAGTCAATATCGTTTTCAAAGTACAAATACTAATGTGCCTGTTTATGGATTCAGCAAAACAGTTGCTGGCCGCACGATGAATTTTGAAATTACAAGTACAACATTTAAGAATCAAGCATACATTTATGAAGAAGCTCCGAAGCTTGGCAATAAACTTGCTTGCATTTACAGAGATGATGGACAAGGCGCTGGCAGTAATAGTAACGGATTCTTCTTTAACTTTACTCAGGGAATTTTAAACGTTGGCGCTTTTACAGTAACACATCCTAGTAGTAATGAAAGTGTAGATATTAATACAACTAATATTAATAACAATGATGTATGGTTGTATAGACTGAATCAATCAGGTGTCGAATCAGAATTGTGGACACAAGTACCTACGGTATCAGGCAACAATATCATTTATAATAGCTTGAATAAAAGCATTAAAAATATCTATAATGTTATAACACGAGCCAGCGATGCTATTAGTCTAGCATTTAGTGACGGCGTGTTTGGTACATTGCCTTTAGGTGATTTTAGAACTTATTACAGAGTTAGTAACGGATTGTCATATGTAATAAACCCTGCAGACATTCGTAACGTTGCAATAACAATTCCTTATATAAGCCGCAAAGGACAAAATGAAACATTGTCCATCACAATGAATTTACAAACTAGCGTTTCAAATTCTTCAGTATCTGAAACTAATGCTAGTATTAAGACTAATGCTCCACAGACTTATTATACACAAAATCGTATGATTACTGCTGAAGACTACAATATTAGTCCGCTGTCAGTTACACAACAAATTGCAAAAGTTAAAAGTATTAACCGAACATCAAGCGGCATCAGCAGATATTTTGATTTAAAAGATCCTACAGGCAAGTATAGCTCGACGAATCTTTATGCTAATGACGGAGTACTATATCAAGATTTTTATTCACAAATAACTACGTTTCAATATACAACAAAGGTTGATATTGAAGGAGTGATATACAATACGATATATGATTTGTTACAAAATATTGATTTAAGAAATTTCTATTATAATAATTTCATTAATTTCTTAACTACAAGTCTTAGTATTAGTTGGTACCAAACTAGTTCAACTAGTTCAAGCAGTAGTGGTTACATTGGCAATATTGTCGGAGCGATCCCATTCCCGGTTGGTTCATACACCGCCACTGACTTGAAATATCTAACACCTGGTTCTTTAATAAGATTTGTTGCGCCAGCAGGTTACTATTTTGACAAGACAAATTCAAATAAATTATCTTTAGGCTCAGTAGGTGCATTAGGTAGTGCAGATTATATCTGGGCAGAAGTTGTTAGTGTGGCTGGTTCGGGAATTCCGAGTCCGGGAATCCCAGGGCCTATTTTACTAAACATAGTAGTTCCTGAAAGCGCCATTATTTCTCAAATTATTCCTAAATTCACTACTACATTAAGCTCGACTATCATTACTACAATGATAGACTTAGTTTACAGTAACAGACCTTTCGGATTAAGATACGATGGTACTACACAAACTTGGCAAATTATTTTTGAAACGAATCTAAATCAAACTTCAACGTTTAATTTAGGTAAGCAAGGCGATGCAACAAATACTAATCAAGATTCAAGCTGGATGCTATTGTTTACTACTGACAACGAAAAATATACAATTACTTCTCGTTTGTTAAGATACATCTTTGAAAGTGATACTGAGATATCTTTCTTCTTTGACGAAGATATTACTATCTATGACAATACGACAAATTCAACAGTAAGAGATCAAATTAAGATTTTAAATATTAATCGTAAGCCTGATTCAGTGATGCCTTTTACTGAGGATTATGTATGGGACGTAACATCTGCCTATAGAGGTTTAGATGGTTATATCGATAATAAAAAGATTGTCTTATCATTTGCAGATACTGATTACAATGGTGTTGTAGATAATCCTCAACTATTTTTAGATATTATCGATCCGTTTACTTCTCCTACTACCAAATATATTGTCCAACAAAAATATTTAATTTCAACAGGGCAAGAAGACTACAAATATGTTAGCAACACTGACAATGTAGTAATAGTACTATCCTCAGAAAAAGTAATAGGAACATATAATCAATATAGCAACGGGCAGTATTTTTACTTTGCAGATGCTGGCGTAGTAAAACAGTTAAATTTAGTTACATCTTCGCTAGTTCCTACATTAGACTACAGAGTGTTTGTTGGAAGAGATAATTTAAAATTCCAATATACTCATAGTGCAAACTTTGAAAGTAGAATTGATCCAGGTGCAAGTAACATCATGGATGTATATGTGCTGACTAAATCTTATGATACTGCATATAGACAGTGGATTGACGGTGCTCCTATATCGAGACCGTTACCTCCTAGCTCGGATGAAATCAATAACTTAATCGGATCATCGCTTGATGTGATTAAACCAATTTCAGATGAGATAGTTTATCACCCAGTGAGTTATCGTTCATTATTTGGAGCTGCCGCAAGTGCTGAACTTCAGGCTAAATTTAAAGTTACAAAAAATATAAATTCTGTAGTATCAGATAACGATATACAATCTAGAATAATTACAGCAATTAATCAATTCTTCACATTAGACAATTGGAATTTTGGAGATACATTCTACTTTACAGAATTATCAACTTATGTAATGAATCAACTAGCACCAGATATAACAAATTTTATTGTGGTACCAACACAAAGCGGATCATATTTTGGAAGCCTATTTGAAATATCATGCCCAAGCGACCAAATCTTTATTAGTACAGCTTCGGTAAATGATATAGAAATTATCAATGGAATTACCAGCGGAAATATTAAATCTGTAACAGGAACAGCACTAGGTGCTATTTCAACCCAAACTATAACTAGTGCATCATATGGAAATCTAAATGGCTGATATTACAAATCCTTTCGGAGATAAAAAAACTTTATCGGTTGAACTTTTACCTAATTTTTATAAAACTGATCCTAACAAACGCTTTTTACAAGCAACAGTGGATCAGTTAATACAACCCGGTGTTGTTAAAAAAATTAACGGGTTCATAGGAAGAGAAAATTCTAAAGCTACTACAAGCGTAGATATTTTTCTTAAAGCTGCCACGCCTGATAGACAGCATTATCAACTAGAGCCAAGTATTACAATTAATGATACGTTGGGCAACAATACATTTTTTAAAGACTATATTGATTATATTAATCAACTAACAGTCTTTGGAGCAAACACGTCAAATCATGCCCGTATCAATAAAGAAGAATTCTATAGCTGGGATCCGCATATAGACTGGGACAAATTTGTTAATTTTCAAAATTACTACTGGCTTCCTTACGGCCCCGATACTATTAGAATTTTTGGACAACAGCAAGCCGCTGATAGTACATTTAATATTGACCTACAACCGGAAGGCTCAAACTTTCAACTAGTTTTTACACCTGATGGGTTAACACCTAATCCAGTTATTAAATTATACAGAGGACAAACTTATACATTTAATATTAACAGTCTTGGTGTTCCTATTAGTATCCGTCAAAAAAGATCATTAGATATTTTAGACATATATAATGTCGGAGTTAGTCGTCAATCAGTAGATGTTGGTACAATAGTATTCAACGTTCCGTTAAATGCTCCAAATATTTTATACTATCAAAGCGATGCAGATATAAACTTAGGCGGCGCATTCCAAATTTTATCTATTGAACAAGACAGCTATATTGATGTAGAATCTGAAATTTTAGGAAAATCTAGCTATAAACTTAGTAACGGTACTCAGTTAAGCAACGGCATGAAAGTGTCGTTCGGCGGAAATGTAACACCCGCTTCGTATGCTACAGGCGAATATTATGTAGAGGGCGTTGGCTCTGCAATATTTTTAATAAACAAACAAATATTAGAAGTTAGTAGTGTTTACACAGTAGGCGAATCAATTTTATTTGATTCAGTACCATTCGATAGTAGTGCGTTTAGTGATGCTACAGCATTTGCACGTCTAAAAGATTATGTCACAATCAATCGTGGCAGCAAGGATCACAATCCTTGGAGTCGTTACAATCGCTGGATTCATAAAGACGTTATAACAGCTAGTGCGTTGTTTAACGGACATTTACCAAACATTGATCAAGCCGCAAGAGCAGTACGTCCTATTATTGAATTTCAATCTAATTTAAGATTATTTAATTTTGGAACAACAGCAATCGCTGACATAGATTTAATTGATAACTTTACTACAGATGTATTTTCAACAGTAGAAGGAAGTCAAGGATACAACGTAGATGGAGTATTATTAAGCCAAGGTCAGAAGATTTTGTTTACCGGTGATACTGACAAACTTGTAAAAAATAACATATATCAAGTTCAGTTCGTAGATGTATTGCATTTAAATACAGGAAGTCGCCAGCTACATCTAGTAAAAGTAGCAGAACCAGAATTAAATCAAGTAGTATTAGTTAGATCCGGCAATGCAAATCAGGGACTAATGTACTGGTATAACGGTGTAACTTGGGTTAAAGCACAGACCAAGTCAGCAACAAACCAAGCTCCATTATTTGACCTTGTAGATTCTTCAGGAGTTAGTTTTAGTAATTTATCGTCATACGAAGGTTCTACATTTGCTGGAACAAAGATTTTTTCTTACAAAGTTGCTTCGACTGGCGCAACTGATCCATATCTAAGTTTCCCGCTAACATACAAGAACATTAATAATATTGGCGATATTGTTTTTAATTTTAATTTAGTTACTGATACGTTTATATATAAAGAAGTAACATCGATTATTACTAAAAACGCCAACACTGGTTTCCTAAGTCATCAAACTTACACAGGCGATATTGAGTATCTTAACGGCTGGCAAACAAGTATTGCAACTGCGGTGCAAGCTGGTATTCGAATTTATAAAAATTCTAATATGACAAATAACTTCGATATAGATATCTTTGATGATATATCGTCATTAAGTGATTTGCAAGTTAAAGTATTTGTCAATGGTGTGTTTTTAAATAGCAACTTATATTCTGTTGAAGATAAATCTCAGTTTAAACAAGTAATATTAGACACACCAATTGCATTAACTGATGTATTAACAATTAAGACTTATGCATCACAGCCGATTAATTCTAACGGGTATTATGAAATCCCTTTAAATTTACAAAACAATCCTTTGAATGAAGGTATAGTTGATTTTACCCTGGGCGAAGTAATTGATCACGTTAACAGTATTGTTTATAACTTAACTAATTTTGTTGGTAGTTTCCCAGGCGCAAGTAATTTACGAGATCTTGGAAACGTTACAAACTATGGTACAAAATTTGTACAACATAGTGCTCCTGCAAGTTTAAATTTATATCATATTACATCGCAATCTAACAATGCAATTAGAGCAATTGAGCAAAGTAGAGATGACTATATTAAGTTTAAAAAGTTATTTGTATCAGTAGCTGAAAGCATTAGTAGTAATGACAGCCCGCGTGTACAAGTTGACCAAATTTTAAATATTATCAATTTAGATAAAATTAATTCTGCTCCGTATTATTTTAGCGATATGGCACCATACGGCAGTAGTATTGAAACAACTATTACTGTTATAGATTCAAGGATTCAAAATTATCCTCTTAATACTGTGTTTAATTTGGATAAATTATCTCCAAATGCAGTTGGAGTATACGTTAATGATGTACAACTAGTATATGGCCAAGATTATACATTTAATGATCAGGGCTTTGTAACTATAATATCCACACTAGCTAATGGCGATGTGATATCTATTTTTGAATATGAAAGTACAGATGGTTCTTTCATTCCGGAAACTCCAACTAAACTAGGAATTTTTCCAAAGTTTGTTCCATATCGTTATGTAGACACAACCCTTCTTACTCCAAGAATGATGATTCAAGGACACGATGGTAGCCAAGTGTTGGCATATAACGACTATAGAGACGATATTATTTTAGAATTAGAAAAACGAATTT